TTTTATAGCATTTGTAAAAGCCTATTATGAATGGGCAGAGCAAAGTGGCAACTTCATAGAACAATCTAGATCTCTATTTGATAATCTAGACATTGACAGCACATCAGCAGAGTTCATAAGCCACTTTAAATCCCAATACGTTTCATTGCTCCCTGATTCCATTCTGGGTGATAAGCGTTTACTGATGAAACACATTTTGGATTTGTATAGATCCAAAGGTACACCTAGAGCATATAATCTATTATTCAGAATCCTATTCAATGAGGATATTGAGTTCTATATTCCAAATGATTATATTTTTAAAGCATCAGATAATGAATGGTTTGTTCCTAGATATATTGAGGTTACTGGATCCCCATATTTAAAGAATCTTATTGGCAAAAGAATATCATCAGTAGGTGAAACAAACTCCGCTGTTGTGGACAATTTTGCAAACGTCGTTCGAAACGGCAAAGAAATAAACATTTTGTTTTTAATTGCAATCAATGGTGAATTTAATACCGGATCTAGAATAGTATGTGATGATCTTTATATTGGAACATCTGGTGCTTTTATTGACAATTATGCATATTCTCAGCTATCAGATGCCGATAAAGCATCCTATTCTCTAGTCTACACAGATACCAATGGTCCATTTATTACCGGTTCCTTAAGTTCTGTCATTATTGAAGATGGCGGGACTGGTTTTAGTGTTGGTGATACTCTAAGCATCCAGGATGGATCCGGATCAGAAGGTAAACTAAAAGTACTTAGAATCGGTAATGATACAAGTGGTAAAGTTTCATTTGCTATTATTGATGGTGGTTCTGGTTATACTCTAAATGCAAATGTGGTAGTGAGTGGTGGCGGTGGTGCTGGTGCCACATTTAAAGTTGGTGGTCTAATAGATAAAGAGCTTATCTATATCAATACCGATCTTATTCCAACATATAGTAATACAAGTCTAGAATCAAATACTGCAGGCATGACGCTTGGCATTTCCGGAAATGCGGCCGCATTCTCTGCCACTGGAAATTTAATCACTTCGAGCTCAAATGTCATTGTAGCAGATGTTACATCTACAACCCTGAATAAGATTGCCAATGGAACATATGTTTCCAATACCACTTTGGGTATAAATCTCTATGCATATAGATCTGAAGGATCATTGGTTTGGTTTACTTCCACAACTGATTCAGATTTAAATAATGCAAATATAGTTGCTGGTGCTATTGTCGGCAATGCAGCACAGAATGCATTTGTAAGTCTTAATACCGTCTGGCCTAAAACAGCCGTGACTGGTAATGCTGTAATAGTATCCAGTAATTCAACCGCAATTATAGCAAATACAGTCAATGGATATTTCATCACAACTGGTACTGTGCGAGATGTTTTCACCACAGGCACCACAAATGTAAATGCATCTATTACCTCCGTAACAAGAAATACCGATTGGACTTTTGCTAATTCGGTGTCAGCATTGGATAATCTAGATTCTGTTATTGGGCAAGTACTGAACTTTCAAGAAGTTGAAATTGGCACTATTGCATTCCTTTCAGAACAAAATCCAGGCTCAAACTACGTTGAGAATCCTACAGTCACGGTGACTCAACCTGAAGTTTATGCTTATTTTATTCCAGATGGGAGAGGTGGTTTCAAAGGTAATAATGCAATCGTTAAAGGTTATACATCATTTGCTAATGGAGTTGTCACCGGAGCCGAAGTTATTTCATCTGGATATGGGTATATTGATGGTGAAAGTATAACAGCACAAAGTGATACCACAAATAATTCCATTTCAATCATCACCGTTGTTGATTCAACTGGTAAAGGTATGGGCAGATGGAGAAATAGCAAGAGCTTTATCTCCGATATAAACTATCTTCAAGACAGCAAATTCTATCAGCAATATTCATATCAGATTCTTGCCCCAAGAATGCTTGAGACTTATGATACATTTGTTCGTGATATCGTCCATCAATCTGGTCTTGCTCTATACGGTAAATATCAACTCAAGGATTTTCAGTCATCCGAGAGTACCTTTGAATATGCATCAAATACCCAAACATTTGTCACAGACAATCCAGTCCTGAATCTAGATTTCACCACACAGACTATCAATTCACTTGCTATTTTCACTAGAACATCCAATGGGTATTATCTAGATGCTAATGGTAATATGTCAGTGGCAAGTGCTAATACACCTAGATATGAATATTATTCTAATGGATCATTCCGTGGGCTTCTGATTGAATCTCAGAGAACTAATTCAATCAGAAATAATAGCATGACTGGCGCAAATACCACCACAAATGCACTTCCAACTAATTGGAGTATATTTGCTTCAAGTGGTTTGGCAACAAGAGTTGTGGGGACTGGTGTTGTAAACGGTATTGATTACATTGATCTAAGAATAGTTGGAACCTCAACCACCACTTTTTATGTGTTGGCATTTGACGGTTCTGTTATTGCTACAACTGCAGCACAGCGTTGGACAGAATCTTTCTGGATTTCATTGCTCTCTGGATCACTCACAAATATAACCAGTTGCAATATCAATATAAGATGGTCAGGTGGCACAGATGCAGATGGCGCATTTACTCCTACCTCTACATTTACAAGAATTTCACACACAGGGCTTTCACCAACTGGAACAACCGGTGTTTATCCTGCTCTATATTTGAATTTCTCTTCTGGTGTCTATGTTGATCTTACATTGAGAATTGGCATGCCTCAGATGGAGCTAGGTACTTCCATGAGTAGTGTCATCAGAACCACAACTGCAACTGCAACAAGAGCAGGTGATGTTCTTACAGTCAATTCAACCAGTTTCTCTAGCATATATAATGAGATATCTAGAGCTGGTGCAGTCTATATTGATGCAGTATTTCCACCAGTAACATCCTCCAATTTTGGTGTATTTGGCATTAGCAATAATAATGCCTTTGCAAATTCTTCATACTTTAGCTATTCAAATGCTTCGACAACATACTTTTGGTCTATTGGTGTTGCCACAGCTGCAGGTAATACCACAACACTTCTACCAGGAAGAAATAAAATTGCCGCTGCATGGACTAGCAATACAATTAAAACTGGTTTAAATGGTGTAATTGTTGGCGATGGCACCGGTACAATTGGATCACGATTTAATACATATAACCGTATGTACATTGGTGCTCTCTGGGATGGATCAAGTCAGTTTAATGGGCACTTCCGACAAGTAAAATTCTATAATAAAACAAAATCAAATACAGAAATTATTGCTTTAACTTCTTAAAATAGGCATAGTAATGGCGATTCTCACCACCAAGCACTCAGTTGATGTAGCAAATTCATTCATCGACGATGTTAAAAACAATAAAAATACTTACTATACTTTCATGGGGCATCCCGCACCATGGAGTACTGAACCTACTGCGCCTGCTGCAAACGATTCGGTAAATCAAGTAGAGCAATCAATTTATAACGATCTTGTCATTGGTAAGCTCATAGGGAACACAGATGTTTCACATGTAATACCAAGATATGATTGGACAAATAATACTGTCTATGCAAAATATGATAGAAATGATTCTGCGCTATTTGCTAAGCAGTTCTATGTCATGACAGATAGTTATGAGGTTTATAAAGTTATTGATAATTCCTCAAATGGATATTCAACCGTAAAGCCTTCTCTTATCTCCACATTAGGAACATTCCAGACCGGTGATGGGTATATTTGGAAGTACATGTATAGCGTTGATCCTACCTCAAATACCAAATTTACATCAGCAGATTATATCCCTGTTGCAACAAATACCTCTGTGTCATCCAATGCCGTCGGTGGCACAATTGATACCATTTTTGTTTCCAATGCAGGTCTAAATTACAACACGTACCAGAATGGATATATTTTCAATTACGTAAGTTCATCTGAGATTCAATTACCAAATACGGCTACAATTTCCAATACCACAACTTCAACTGTAAATGACTTCTATAGTGGTGCTAGCATCTATTTGAAGTCTGGATATGGTGCTGGTCAAATAAGAACCATTAATAGTTACGCAGGTGCTACTAGACTTGTAACAGTCAGTGAACCATTTGATACCTATGCTAAAATAGATCTTTCCGACACTCAAGGGACAATTCAAGCTACTCAAATAGCAACTCAAACTATTGATAGCATAAATCCACTTTATGCCAAGGGATATTTTAGTGTCGGTGATGTTGTTGTGCAGGTGAATAACGGCGTGACAGGCACAGTGGCATCTTATAATGGCACCACACTAAGAGTAATTAGAAATAACCTTGCGGTCAACTTCTCTACCGCATTTCCAATTCGCAATACAAATAATGATGGAACATTAAAGCCAAGCAGAGTCTCCACAACTGCAGGTTCAAATACCGTAACAGCTTTCCAGGCTACTTTTAATGCCAACTCTTCAGTCAATAGCACTGCGGATTCCATTAGTTTAGGTGCAAATCAATATTTCATTGATGGAGACTATGTCTACTATCAAGTGGCATCGGGTAATACCACAGTATCAGGATTGACTGCCAATACATATTATTTCATTGTTGGTTCAAATGCCACTCATATAAAGCTATCCGCAACTGCTGGTGGCACTGCATGTAATATCACTGCTTCTGCCACATCAGAATCTGGTCATATACTATATGCACCACTTTCAAGCAGCTATGCTATAAATGATTATATCAGAGTTGGAACAAATGCAAATAATAACGTCAGAAGAATAACATCTGTTGGTACAACAACAGCTGCAGCTGAGAGTGGATTTGATACCACAACAATTGCTGATGTGCACTATTCACTCACAAATATTATTATGCCTGCAAATGTTTCACCTACAACTGCAACTGGTACTGTGAGCAATGTAAATCTAAACTCTGTAAGACTCAATGTAAGCGCTGCTTCACTGCCAGGCAAAACTCTTATTATTGGTGAATCAGTCAAAATGGTTGATTCTTCAAATGTTGCTCAAGGTCCAATCGGTGTTGTTGCATATGCAAACTCTTCACAGGTTATTCTTGGTGGCGTTTCAGGGACTTGGGCTCTAGGCAATTACATCTTTGGTATGTCTTCTCTACAGAGACATTATATTGATCTTGCCGTATCAAGTCCAAATATAGTAATTTCAAATCCAGTAGGTATATTTGAAGCAGGGCAGAAAATTGTATTCAGTGGTAATGGTTCTGGTAATGCAGTTGCAACTGCTATCTCTGCTATTCCAAATAGTCTTACTGAATTTGTGATTAGTCCAAGAGTTACTATTACTGGTGACGGCACTGGCGCTCAAGCCTATGCGGTTGTAAACACCGCTTCTGGTAGTGCAAATACTATTCAACGATTTGTAATGGTGAATCCAGGTTCCGCCTATACCAATGCTAGTGTAATTGTCACCGATGGATCTGGATCTGGTGGATCCGGTGCACTTGCAACGCCATCCATTGCACCAGTAAAAGGGCATGGCTTTGATGCGGTTGAAGAACTGGGTGGTAAATATGTTGGTATCTATACTAAATTTGACACACTTGAAAATGATTCATTCTCTTATCCTTCCCATGGATCTTACAGAACAGTTGGCATTCTAGTCAATCCAACATTCCAAGATGTTATTGTGGATTTGGATTCATTTGATCGTGTTAAATTTACAATTACCGGTGCTTCAGGCTCTTATACTGTAAATGAAGTTGTAATCAATGCAAATGCAAGCATAAGCACTGGTTCTGCCAATCTTTACACAAATGCAACTGGTGTGGTGGCATATTCTAATAGCACTTATCTTGAATTAAAGAATGTCCGTGGTACTTTCTCCACTACGAGCAATACCGCAAATAGACTCTATGGTATTTCATCGGGTGTATTTTCAACTCCAGTGTCATTTGCAAATGCGGCATTTGTTGCTAATTCAACATTTACTCAGGACACAATTACTGGTAATGTAAAAACCGTAATTACAAATACTAGACTTAGACTAAATGAAGTTGCTGGTAGACTTTCCACAAATGCAACTATTAGCCAAGCATCATCAAATGCATATGCAAATGTAACGGCGATATATACCTCAAATGGTCAAAAGAATGCTTCTACAAACTATGGTAGATATTTCAATCAGACTCTTAGATTGACTATTAATTCAAACACTGGAAGCTTTCAAAGTGGTGAAGTTGTAAGTCAAGGTAATGCAGTTGGTTATCTAATGTCATCCGTTTATGAAAAAGATCTGTTGATCAGTGGAGTTACAGGGTCTTTTGCCAATGGACAACAAGTGGTGGATATTACTTCTGGTGCAAATGGTTATGTAGTCTTTGCAAATTCAACTTATCTAAAGCTTACCGGCGTTTCTAATAACCTTTCATTCGCTGTGGGGAATTATATAAATAATAACTTAGGGGCTAATGCACAAGTCACCGCTGTTTATCCTGTTCTACTTCTTTCAGGTGTTTACGGAACAAGTGCATTTACCGCAAGTTCAGTTGATATCGTGGGAAGTAATTCTGCAGCACGTGGGCAAGCAACTGATAGTTCATTGATTACATATCCACAACTGGTGAAAAATAGCGGAGAAGTCATGTATCTTGAAAACGTAGCACCTATTACTAAAACACCAGACTCACAAGAACAATTTAAAATTGTTATAAAGTTCTAGAGGATTAAATGACACTTCAAATAGATCTTTCCCGTAAGCCATATTTCGATGATTTTGACGAAGAAAAGAATTTTTATAGAGTTCTTTATCGTCCTTCCACTGCTGTTCAAACCAGAGAACTAAATCAAACACAGAGTATATTACAAGACCAGCTAGATAAATTCGGTCGTTCCATTTATAAAGATGGATCGGTTGTTGAAGGTTGCTCATTTACATTTGATAATAATTACTTCTATGTAAAGATTCAAGATAGATTTGCAAACGGATCTGTCATTGAATCCATTAGTGATTTAATCGGATCATATGTGCGTTCTGGTAATAGCAGTAGCTATCTGGAAGCAATCATAGTAAATACAGCTGCAGGTTTGGAAGCACTTACACCAAACTATAATACACTTTATCTTAAGTATTTAAACTCATACGTATATTCAAATGGATCCATTAAATCTGAATATTCAAATAATGATGTGCTTGAGATATTTTCCTCTGCAAATGTAGCGATTGCAAATGCAACCGTAGCAAATACCACCAATTCTACTGGTCGTGGTTATGCTATGACAACATCAGAAGGTGTGATCTTCAAGAATGGATTCTTTGTCAGAGTAGCACCACAAACTCTTGTTATTTCAAAATACAACAATATCCCTAGTGATGTGTCTGTAGGATTTGATCTAGAACAAGATATTATCACAGCCGAAACAGACCCAAGTCTTGTTGATAATGCTGCTGGTTCACCAAATGAAGATGCACCTGGCGCCCATCGTCTGAAACTTGTTCCTTATCTTTCCATTAGAGCTGCTTCCGATATTTCAAATACCGCAACATTCTTCTCTCTAGTTGACTTCAAGAGTGGTCTACCTGTAACAATTCGTACAGATCCACAATATTCTGCACTAGGTAAGGAATTAGCTAGAAGAACATATGAAACAAATGGTGATTATGTTATCAATCCATTTATTCTTACCGTAGAGAATAAAAGTTCTACCGATGCAAATAATACCTCATATCTAAATCTGGTAAGTTCACCAGGTATTGGTTATGTCAAGGGAAATAGAGTAGAATTTCTCAATAAGAATGTCACTGACATTAGAAAGGGGCTAAACACCTCAACCATTGCAGCACAACAAATTACTGCAAACTTTGGTTACTATATTAACGTTGATGAATATTGTGGTGATTTCAATAATGATCTGATTGATCAAGTAGAATTACATTCAATTGCTAAGACCTCAATTTCAAATAGAACATTCCTAAGCACTGGTTATTCTTCTACATCTAAGATTGGTACTGCATCAGTTCGTGGTTTTGCATATGATGATGGCACTCCCGGAACACCACGTGGTAAGTACAGACTATATCTATTCAATATTTCAATGAACTCAGGCTTCAATTTCTCTGATGTTCGAAGTGTGATTCGTTATAGTTCTGGTGTCAAAGCCATGGCAGACTTGGTTCTTGATTACAATGGAACCTTGCAAGCCTATACTGCAACCATTCAAGATAATGCAAACGAAATCATGATCCATCCTTTTGGTCAAAAGGCCATTAAGTCCGATGGATTTGCTAATGTTCAGTATATCTATAGAAATAGTTCGAATCAACAGTTCAATACCTCTGGTAGTATGACAATTTCTGTCACTACAGCAGGCACCGGTTCAGAAAGTTTTTACTATCAAGGATCACTATCATCTGTTGCGGAAGAATCATTTGTTATAATTCCAACACAGACTAGAATTTCATCTGCAAATCTTTCTGGTACTGTTGCAATATCCTCAACAAGTGCCAACGTTGTGGGCACAAGCACTACATTTGCCACAGACTTCGTTGTCGGTGAATATATCAATGCTAATACTGAAACAAGAAGAATTAATTCTATTGTCAATAATACTCTAATTGTTGTTGACTCTGTATTCTCTGCAACTGGTTCTGGTAAGGCTTACTATAAGGAATTCCCAGCTGGCGTTCCAATTAATTTCGGCACTAGTGGTAGAACTATCTCCATTTCTGGTAATTCTGCCACTCTTACACTAAATCACAACATTAATGCCACAATGCAATGCACCGTGTATTATGATGTAAAGCGCTCAGAAACCAAACCAATCGGCAAGGTTATTCAAAGAGATACTCATATTGCTATCTATACAGGTAATAATGCCGGTGGTACTACTGGTCCATGGTGCTTGGGTATCCCAGACGTTTATAAATTAAAACATGTTTATGTTGGCACAACAAAAGCAAATACAAATCCAGATATGCTTATTGACTTTGATCTAGACAATGGTCAAAAAGATTCATATTATGGTCTAGGCTATATTTCATCCAAGAAACCATTGGCAAATAATCAGTGGCTACTTGTTGTTGTTGACAACTTTACACAAGATATCACTCAGGGTAAAGGTTTCTTCACAGCAAATTCATACCCAATTGATGATGTCAATACTGCAAATACCCAAACCATCACTACTGCAACAATTCCAGTTTACAATTCTGTTGTGACCGGTAAAACATATGATCTCAGAGATTCACTAGATTTCAGACCATATGCTACAAATACTGCCGTTGCAAATGCCATCTCAAATACTGCTGCAACTGTAAATCCTGCCACCGCAGCCGCAACTATATTTGCGGTTGATCCTGTGAATGGTTCTTATCTACCTTCACCAGATTTACCTTATCAGTCAACAATTCAATACTATCTACCTAGAAAAGACAGAGTATCTCTCACCACCGGTGGTGATATTTTAGTGACCGAAGGTATTTCTGCTCAAAGACCTATAGCACCTCTTGAAGTGCCAGATACCATGACTATTGGTATTATAGATGTTCCTGCTTATCCTACATTGACTCCTGCTGCCGCAGCATCAGCTGGTCGTTATGATTATGCCGTGCAGTCGTCTATTCAACAAATCAAACGCTATACAATGAGTGATATTGGCAAGCTTGCCAATAGAATTGATCGTCTAGAATACTATACTTCACTCTCACTTGTAGAGCAAGGCGCTAGTGCACTTCTTGTAAGATCAAGCACAACTGGTCTAAATCGTTTCAAGAACGGTATTCTAGTTGATCCATTCAAAGATCATACTATCGGCAATACCAATAATCCATTATATCGTATTGCAATTGATTCTACCAGAGGTGAAGCAAGACCGCTATTCTCTCAAGGTTTTGTGAATCTGTATTATGATGATTCGTTGTCAACAAATACCACAAAGACTGGTGATATTATTACACTTGAGTACACTTCAGTTGTAAATCAAAGCCAGAATTTTGCTTCAAAACCAGTAAATCCAGCACTCGGCAATCAATATCACTTCAGTGGCACTATGACTTTGGATCCTCCTGGTGCTATCAGCGTGGATATTACCAAGGCACCAGATGTTATTGGTGATTTGGATCTTTCTTCCAATTGGGTAAATATGCAGAGATATATCTCTGCTGTTTATGGATCACAATGGAGCAATTGGACTAATACTCTAACCCCTGCTCAACAATCTGCTCTTACCTCTTCATCATTTTCTAATCAAGTGGTGACCACAAATGTTCAGCAGTCTCAGAATTATGGGCGTGATATACAAGTTCAGAATACCCAGAGCTTGGTCACAAATGGCAATTATGTCACAAATGTAAGCACACTTTCGTACATTCAAGCAATCCCAGTGTTCTTCAAAGCTAGTGGTATGAAGCCACGCACAACGCTCTATGCATATTTCAACAATATTCCGGTCACACAATATTGCTATCCAATGACCGTATATACCGGAACCGTTACAACCTCTGGTGGTTATAAAAAGACCGATGATGGGCGCTTTGTATTTACTGATAAGAACTCTGTAAATTATGCTTATAGTAGTCTATTTGGAACAACATATCCTGCAAATCAAGCACTAAAAGCGGATGATTATGGCAATGTTTATGGTATATTCTTTATTCCGGATGCTACATTCAGAACTGGTGAACTTGAATTTGTTTTGACTGATGTTTCGGATCTTTCAAATATCATCAATTCCTCAACCGTTTCTAGAGATACATTCTTTGCAACAAACTTATTTGTACAGACAACCACAAATAGTCAAATTAGAAACCCAACGATAAATACATCAGAACAAACAAATCAAAACTCACTAAATCAAAATACCAATACACCACCATCAAACGATCCGGTTTCCGCTACTGCACCGCCACAATATATCACATCAGAACAATACAATGGTGCTGATGGTGGTTGGGTCACAATAGAAACACCAGTTTTGAATGTGAGTGACACTTCACAACAATATACCGGTAGTGGTGGTGGATATGCAACATACTCAGTATATGCAAATTATAGTGGTAATCAAGATTTAAGTTCCTATCAGGGTGGTGCTAATTAATGAAAAACAATAAGGGTCTATAAACTAAATGAATCCTATAGCTCAAACTTTTATAGTCTCCGAGCCGGAAAATGGCGTTGATGCAGTATTTGTCACAGCTGTTGATCTATTCTTCAGAAAAAAGTCATCAAATTATGGCATAGAATTGCAGATCAGAGAAACACAGAATGGGGTGCCTACCAAAAGAGTCATCCCATATGCCTCAAAGGTATTGCAACCAAGTCAGATCAATATTTCTGGAACTGCTGCAACCGCTACCAAGTTTACATTTGATACTCCTGTAGTACTAAGAACAAATGTGCAATATGCAATTACAGTTTCACCAGTAGGTGGCGATCCAAATTATGATATATGGATCGCTGAACTTGGTGCAAATGACGTTGCCAATCCAACTGTTCCAATTTACAAGAATAATCAGCTTGGTTCTTTGTTTGTTTCTTCAAATGATTTAAACTTTATCCAAAGACCTACGGAAAATATAAAGTATACCTTATACACAGCTCAATTTAGCCAGACTAGTGGTAATGCTGTATTCCGAAATGCAAATAATGATTTCTTCCGTGTTCGTGATATCATTGGAACATTTAGACCTGGTGAACAAATCATGGTCTCAAATGGATGGCTAGAACTTGCTGCATTGAATCTATCCGGTGCAAACGTATTTACAATCGGTGAAACCCTTTATCAAACTTCAAGTGGTTCTTCACCAAACACAGCCACCGGTAAAGTTTATTTTGCTAATACAACTGTTGTAAAAGTTTCAAATCTAGATGGTGCATTTGTCTCCACTGGTAATACCACTGTGGTCGGTGCCACTTCTAGCAAAACTTCTGTAATTACAGCAGCATACCAAAATGTCATCACGACATCTGCAACAAATGTGATTACAGTTCCGGATCCAAGTTACTCTGAGTTTGCAAATGGCAACTACATTGCCGTATTTACCGCTTCAACTGCAAATGCTCAAATTTTACAAATCACAGCAAACAGCACCGTATCTAGAACTTTGACATTATCTGCTAATGTAAACTTTACAGATTCAGCAGCCAGAATCACTGCGGTTTATGCAAATGCTAATTTGCATGGATATCTGGCTTCTCAGACTCGTTCTTATCCTGAATCTACATTTGTAATCGGTGGTGTAAACTCAAATACGACTGTAAACTTTGCAAATACATCTGGTAAACAACTTATCGGTAGAGATTCTGGTGCTTCCGCATATATTATTTCTCTAGTGGATATGTATTTTGATTCCGTAACTTCACAATTCACGGAAGCAAAACCAAGATTCACTGATACAAATTGGGCTTTCCAAGGTATTTCAAATACTAAAAGTGTGGATGCATCATATAACACAGTGCGCCAAGATGTGCCATATGAATTTAATGATCAACAAAGAATGCTTATGTCCAGAAGTAATGAGCTTAAGGCATCACTTGCCGTTGGTGGCACCAGTGGTGCAAGTTCATTTAAGATTAGATCTGATTTGACTACAGCAAACAATAAAAGCTCACCTTATATTGATACAATTAGAAATCAAGCTGTATTTACACACAACATGATTTTCCCTGAAGTATTCCTAAATGGTACAGCGCTTAATATTGCCAATCTGACTGGTTATTTTGCATTAGGTGATACCGTTTGGCAGGCAAATGCCACAACAAATACCACTGGCACAGTTGTTATGTCTAATAGCACATTCATTGCGGTAAGTAATTTGGCAAGTAGCAATACAATGCACATTGCAGGATTTAATGTTGGTTCAAATATAACCTCTACAAATATCACAGCAAATGGTGTTGCAAATGTCTCAGCAATTAGAGTTTATAATGAGGCTTCATTTCCTGCAGCGGATCAATCCCGCTATATTTCCAAGAATGTAGTACTTGCAGATAAGCAAGACTCTGAAGATCTTATTTGCTATCTCACTGCATATAGACCACAAGAGACAAATCTATTAGTTTACGGGCAATTTAGTTCTGCGGATGATGCGGAATCACTTGGATCCAAGCATTGGTCTAGACTTCAAGAGAATACTATTTCAGTTGGTTTGTACAGCAGTCTAGTAAATAGAGATGATTATGTTGAATTAGCATATGATTTACCTACTTCTATTCAACTTCAAAATAACAATGTCTCCACAAATACCACTTCTGCAACTGTAAATTTTGTCGGCACAGCAGATAATTCCGGAATCAAACCAGGTAATTTTGTCTACATTAGAGATTTGAGTTATGGTGTAACAGGCGTAAGTATTGCAGCCGCAGGTTCTGGATATGCAACTGGTGATCAAGTAAGAATAGATGGTGGTGTTCCCGGCATTCTAAACGCCAATGCAGTTCTAAGTGTTGTTGCAAATCCAACTGGCAATGTGGTTGGATTGTCTGTAATCTCCAAGGGTAGTTATCCAAATAACCAGGTGCTATCTGCAAATGCCACAGCAAATGTAACTGGTTCTGGAACAGGACTTACCCTAGGTGTGAGTGCACTTCAATTTGAACAATCAACAAAATTCAATGTGCGTAGAGTTATTGCAACTCCAAATACATCTTCAATTGTGCTAAATTCAAATAATTCTTTCATAACTGGTAATTCAACTGTTGGCGCTGGAGCCATTGGTTTAATTCCAGATTTAGAAACTCAATATGGTGCATTTAAATATGCAAATAATGAAGGTATTATTAGATATACAACCTCAACTGATCAGGTGTTTGATAGCTACAAAACCTTTGCTGTAAAGATTGTTCTTGTTTCTAATAATTCTTACATCGTACCAAGACTCAATGATATGAGAGCAATAGCACTGCAGGTATAATGGAAAATTTAAAAGTAAAAGATAATAGAAGTCTAGTACGACAAAAAGCTTCTAGTGCAATATTGACGGTTGATAATCAAAGCCTCCTGCGCTATAGGGAGGAAAGATCCAGAGCCAATAAATTAAATAATGTGCACGAAGAAAATATTAAACTTAAGAATGAATTAGATGAGATTAAATCTCTAATCCAAGGATTATTAACTAGATGATAACTGTTTCACAGGTAATTAATACTCAGAGCTTTGGTGTTTGGCTTGAAAGAACAAATCAAGTCATCAGCATCATTTCGCAAAATACTGTCACAACAGATTCAAGTACCGGTGGTTCACTTACCACTGGTAATTCTTATGTCAATGGCTACTTTGGTGCAAATTATGTTACCGTAAATACCGCCATTCGAGGTGGTAATCTTACTACCAGCGCCACACTTTCTATTAGTTCAAATGCAACTTTTAGTGGTGCAGTCAATACTGCAGGTCTTGTAAGTGCACTTAGTGGGATCAACATAACCGGATCCGCAAACGTAAGCTCAGTACTAAATGTTGGTTCAAATGTTTCGGTGAATACCACACAAATAGGCATAGGTAATTCTACGGTAAATTCTGCTATCACAGCTGCTCAAATGGTGGTGGCAAACTCTACCAATACCGCAACATTGAATCCAATAAGTTTGACCATTGGTACCACCGTAGTAAACACCTCTACTGTGGCTGTTGGAACATCAACTGTAAATTCTAGCTTGGTAAATACGGCCGCTATCAATATTACGGGTCAAGTAAATGCTGCAACTTTGTTTGTTTCCACATCAGCAAATGTAGGATCAAATGTTCAGCTCACTACAAGTCAATTGGCAATTGGTAATTCAACCGTAAATGCTATAGCAAATTCTACCACAATAAGATTAGCAAATTCTACAAATACCGTTACCTTAACCCCTGTCAGCATTACATTAGGCACAACTGTTGTAAACACAACCGCACTTGCTTTGGGATCATCATTCACAGCAAATAGTACTAGAGTTGTTCTTGCCACTACTGCTGGTTTACAGGTGAACGGATCAATCGGTACCGCTGGGCAATTCTTGCTCTCTAATGGCACAACTGCTTATTGGTCTACGGTCACCACAGGATCTGTTACTTCTGTCGCCTCTGGTTCTGGTTTGACTGGTGGTCCAATCACATCAACTGGCACAATTTCAGTCCTTGCAAATTCTGGTATAATTGCAAATACCACTGGTATATTTGTAAATCCAAATACTGGTATAGTAGTAAATACCGCTGGTGTTTTTGTAAATGCAACTTATATTGGCACTCTCTCTGTTAATAATGCAACTTATCTGAATGGTCAATTAGCATCTTACTATACAAATGCCACAAATATTACCACAGGCACATTAAATACCGCTAGACTTCCTGCGACTGTAAATGTTGCAACTCTTCTGAATGTCGGTGCAAATGTAAATATCAATACATCCACCATATTTGTCGGCAATTCTTCCACAAATGTTATTGCTAATTCTTCCGCTCTTACTATTGGCGCAACATCTGTCAATAGCACAATGGTTAATTCCGGATCCGTAAATACCAATCTGCTTGCCGTATCAGGGAATGCCACATTTGCTAGCAATGTCAGTCTGACTTCTGGTTTACTTGTCGTTACAAATAATGCTACATTCTCTTCAAATGTTTCGGTTGCAAAAGTCCTTCTGGTTAATAATTCGCACTATTCTTCAAATGCTTATACTTTCAATAATTCAACTGCACGTGCTGTAGTTGATGTATTTGATACCGCAACTTATAGATCAGCTGAATATTTGATCCAGGTCACAGATTCTACAACAACCCCAAGGTCTTATCAGATAACTAAAATGACAGTTGTTCATGATAATACCACACCTTACTCAACCGAATATAGCAATATCTACACAAATATTCCAATGGGAAATTTTGATGTAAATATTGACACCGCAAATAATTTTCAATTGAGATTTACACCTACAACTGCAAATTCTGTGGTCAAACTTTCTAGAAATTCAATTGTGGTTTAATGGAGAAAAACAATGGCTGTAAAAACTAATATAGTCATAGATCAGGGCACTGATTTCAACTCATCATTTACTTTTACCGATGAATCGGATGAGCCCATTGATTTTTCTATATACACCGCAAACTCACAATTAAGAAAAACCTATACATCTAGCATTTCTTATACCTTTCAAACTAGTTTAACTAATAATGGCATTATAATTTTATCGATGAATGCAGCCACAACATCCAATCTTTCTCCAGGAAGATATGTCTATGATTTAGAAGTTGAAGCCGCAGGTGTCAGATCCAGATTAGTAGAAGGTGTTGTAACGGTGACACCACAAGTCACTAGATGATTTTGTTTTTTTAATAAATAAAAATAAAAGGGTTTTTAAATGACTGAATATAATTTCATCGTAAAGAATGGGATAGTGGTAAATACTGCATTC